ATTCTATTACGAGCTTAAAAGATGTTGAAAATCGTTTGGAGCCTAGCGAAGATACATTAGATAAGAATTTTAAGAAATTTTTAGAAAAAGGGTAGATGGCTTACAAATTAACCAGAGAACAGATTTTAAAAGAAATCGTAAAATCTGGTAAAGACCCCATTTATTTTATTAATAATTACGCAAGGATATCACATCCCCAACACGGTCTTATCCCTTTTACCACTTATGATTTCCAGTCAGAGTTGGTCAAGAATTTCAATGATTATCGTTTTAATGTAATCTTAAAAGCACGCCAGCTTGGCATCTCAACAATTACAGCAGCTTATGTTGCGTGGATGATGCTTTTTCATAAAGAAAAGAATGTTCTTGTTATCGCAACACAGTTCAAAACTGCATCAAATCTTGTTAAAAAAGTAAAAGCAATTCACAAAAATCTGCCTCAATGGCTCCGCATCTCTGAAATATCAATCGACAATAGAACTTCTTTCGAATTAACAAATGGTTCTCAGATTAAAGCAACCTCAACATCATCAGACGCCGGCCGTTCAGAGGCACTATCATTACTCGTAATCGACGAGGCAGCACACATTGAAGGCCTAGGAGAGCTTTGGACAGGCCTGTACCCTACTTTGTCCACCGGAGGTCGCTGTATAGCCTTATCTACCCCAAATGGTGTGGGTAATTGGTTCCACCAGACTTGCATTGATGCAGAACAAGAGAGTAATGATTTTTATTTGACAACACTCAAATGGGCTGCACATCCTGATCGCGACCAAGCTTGGTTTGAGAATGAAACCAAAAATATGTCACGCCGCCAAATCGCACAGGAACTTGAGTGCAACTTCAATATGTCTGGTGAAACTGTTTTTCATGCAGATGATATGAAAGTTATTGAAGAAAGCCTAAGAGAACCAGAATATAAAACAGGCTTCGATCGCAACTTTTGGGTTTGGGAGAAACACCAGCCCGGATCAACTTATCTTTTATCTGCAGATGTTGCCCGAGGCGATGGAAAAGACTATTCTTCATTCCATATATTCAAAATAGAAACGATGGAAATTGTTGGAGAATATCAAGGAAAGGCAACTCCAGATTTGTTTGCAAATATGCTGAACGAAGTTGGCAAAGAATATGGAAACTGCATGGTTGTTGTTGAAAATAACACAGTTGGCTGGACAGTTCTTGATAAACTACAGGAATTTAATTATCCAAATATATTTTATTCTTACAAATCCAGTCATGAATATGTTGAGCCTCTAAGAGGCGAAAGAAGTAACAACGCTATTATGGGATTTTCAATGACGTCAAAGACGCGACCATTAGTTATTGCCAAACTAGAAGAATTCATTAGAAATAAACTAGTTACGATATATTCAATAAGAACTTATAATGAAATGAAAACATTTATTTGGCACAACAGCCGACCACAAGCAATGCGCGGTTATAACGATGATTTGGTTATGGCTTTCGCAATCGGCTGCTGGGTTAAAGATATTGCTTTCGAGGTAAATCAAAGAGATATGGAATATAAAAAAGCTTTCTTAAATTGTATGCAAAAATCTGATACTATTATAACTACTAAAATTCCAGGCCAACATGGCTATAAACCAATTCAGAATGATGATATAAAACGACAGTATATAGATCATGTTTGGCTCTTAAAAGGATAATTATATAAATGGCTAATAGAAATTCAAATCCACACAATCCCCAGCATGAACTTTTCAGAAAACTTACTAAGTTATTCTCTGGTCCAATAACAAACTTCAGGCAACAGAACCAAAGAAGCAACCGGAGAGTACAATTAGACAAATATTCTTCTAGGTTTAAATCCACCAGTGGCCAAACTTTCAAGAAGTCTGAATATAACAATCGCGGAAATTATACTGCAAATTATTTAGCAAACCAAAATAGAGCAGAGCGTTATATTGATTTTGATCAAATGGAGTTCATGCCAGAAATCGCTTCAGCTATGGATATTTATGCGGACGAGATTACAACGTCAACTGAACTGACACCTCTTCTCAATATAAAAACCCACGATGAAGAAATAAAAATAGAATTAGATAACTTGTTTCATAATATTTTAAATATTGAATTTAATATATTTGGTTGGGCCAGATCTCTTTGCAAGTTTGGAGATTTTTTCTTATATTTGGATATTGATGAGAAGGATGGTATCAAATATGCAATTGGAATGCCGTCCAGCGAAGTGGAAAGATTGGAAGGTGAAGATGAAAATAACCCGAATTATGTACAGTATCAGTGGAACTCTGCCGGCCTCACTTTAGAAAATTGGCAAATTGCACATTTCAGAATTCTTGGTAATGATAAGTATGCTCCATACGGAACTTCAGTTTTAGAACCTTCACGTAGAATTTGGCGCCAGTTGACTCTTCTAGAAGATGCTATGATGGCCTATCGTATTGTAAGATCGCCTGAAAGAAGAGTTTTCTATGTCGACGTCGGAAACATTCCACCACAAGATGTCGAACAATACGTCCAGCGAGTCATGACACAGATGAAAAGAAATCAGATTGTTGATGATACGACTGGGCGCGTCGACCTTCGTTATAATCCAATGTCTGTCGAAGAAGATTATTTCATTCCAGTCCGCGGCGGCGAATCAACGAAGGTTGAAAGTTTACCCGGCGGCACATTTACTGGTGATATTGATGATGTTAAATACCTTAGAGACAAACTATTTTCTGCTCTTAAGATTCCTCCTTCTTATTTAACAAATGCTGAAGGCGCATCAGAAGATAAGACCACTTTGGCTCAAAAAGATATTCGTTTTGCCAGAACAATCCAGAGATTGCAAAGAGCAGTTGTTGCTGAACTTGAAAAAATTGCAGTTGTACATTTGTTTACCAGAGGCTATCGAGGTAAAGACTTAACATCATTTAAACTTAGCTTGAATAATCCTTCTAAGCTAGCACAGCTTCAGGAACTAGAGCATTGGCGAACCAAGTTTGAAGTTGCCTCTGGCGCCACTGAAGGCTTCTTTAGCAAGCGCTGGATAGCCCAAAACATCTTCAATGTTTCAGAAGAGCAGATGTCACAGATACAACGAGAGATGTACCACGACAAGAAGTATGCTGCAGCACTTGAGAAAGCGGCAGAAGATGTTACAGCAGCTGGAGAAGGCGCCGATATGGGCGGCGGTATGGGCGGAGATATGGGCGGCGATCTTGGAGGTGGTCTTGAAGGAGACATGGGAGACGACCTTGGCGGCGGCCTTGAAGGAGATATGGGCGACGACATGGGCGGAGAAGAAATGGGCGGAGAAGAGCCAGCCGCTGAAGAAGGCGGAGGTGAAGAATCTTCTCTCCTTGCAGCCCCGGCCAAACGAGATGTTCGACATTATGAAAAATCTTCTTATACCCCAGTTGAAAGAGATACAAGAAAGAAGGCCGGCCCGTATAAGAGACACATCAGATCAACTACTTCTTCGGAGGATAAGGGTTCTTCTATGAGAAAAATGTTCCCCGGAATTGAAATAAATAAACTATCTTATGGGGTGACAGAGAATATTGATTCTAATTATACTAATGAGGAAGAGAAATTATTTGAAGTCAATGCAGATATCAGGAACTTGATAACTCTCTTGGAGTCTAAAGATGAAGCTTAAACATAATAAGAAAAGAAATACAGCGTTCTTGTTTGAAGTTCTGGTGCGAGAATTAACCGTAGCATCTCTCAAAGAAAATAAAGAGCGCAAGAAAACAGTGATTAAAGTTTTAAAAGAATTCTTCCTCAAAAATAGTATACTAAACAGAGAGCTAGAATTATACAAAACACTTACAGCCTCCTCAGATTTAAATTCAAAATTTGCAGAAAAAGTTTTATCAGAAGCGAAACAGCGACATCAAAAATTAAATAGAAAAAGCATATTTGAAACACAAACAAGATTAATCAAGGAAATGAGCATAAAATTAGGCAAAGATGTTTTTGACTCGTTCATTCCAGATTATAAAAATTTGGCAACAGCTTATCAAGTATTTTATGAGAACACCGACGTCAAACAGCAAATTAAACTGGAAGAGCAGATTTTAAATCGTCTGCAATCTTCCAAAGATGTGATCAAGGAACAGAAGTATAAGCCCATAAGCAAATTAGCCCTTAAGACATTCCATGATAATTTCAACCAAACATACGGAAGCAACTTATTAAAAGAACAAAAAGAGTTGATTAATCATTACATCTCTTCTTATGAGACAGACGACTTGGAATTTAAAGTATTCTTGAATGAAGAGATCGGAAGACTAAAAAGTAACTTAATCAACGCAACAAAAAATAAAACAAATGATGTGGTTTTAGAAAAAAGAGATCAGATAATCAATGTTTTGAATTCTTTTTCACAAAAGGAAATAAGCAAAGATATCTTGGAAAAAGTATTAAAAGTTCAACAATTAACACAAGAGATGATTAACGATGGCAATTAGTGTTACAATAGGGCAGCAAAAGACTGACCCGATCAAAGTCACCATTAAGACGAATAAAGTTGAGGAAACAATTCAACTTAAAGCTCGCAAAAGTCTTGGTGGAGATATTATGATTTATGATCATGATGATATTGATATTGTAATAATGCCAAAGAAAAGAAAAATATTAACTTTTGCCAAAGAATATTATGGAGAGCATGTTTATGAGGCTCAAAATCGATTCTTTAAATTCTTGATGAAGCGAGGAATTATTGATTATGATTCAGTTCAAGGCGGAAATGTCTTTAGTTCTATGGAAGCCGTAATTCAGGAATCAAAACAGTATAATGAAATTCAGCACACACTCTTAGCTGTTTCAAGATTTATGGACGACGAACGTCCTCTTATGGAATTTGAGAAAGCATTTGATGCACAAGAAGAATCGCGCCTTAACGAGCCCCCGCCCGGCGAGAGCACAGAGTGGGATCCAGACAAATACCATTCAGAGAAGAAGGGCTCGATTAACAGAGGCCAGATGCCATTTGGTATGAGTACTGCTGCAGTTTATCGCTTAGAGGAATAATGGAGACTTTACATTTTATTCTCTGCTCTTACGGAATGACCTTTATTTTAATTTATGGTTCAATTTTCGATAAGATCCGGCCAATAAAAGGTAAGTTAGGAGAATTATTTCATTGTCCTCTTTGCTTGGGCTTCTGGGATGGCATAGTTTTATGGGCTATGAATGAAAGAACCGAACTATTTAGTTTTGATAATAGTTTATACACAGCATTTTTATGCGGCTGCTTGTCTGCCGGGACTTCATACTTTTTTAGTATGTTGTTAAAAGACTTTGGATTAAATTTAAACGTGAGGTTAGAAGATGAGAAGACGTAACATCCCAGAAACTAGAAGATGTTGTGCTGGTAGCTATAGCATGCGAGGGAAAGCCTCGCTTTAATTTATTTTAAAAGGAGATAATAAGATGGCTGATGAGAAAGGTGGTAAAAAGAATACAGGTCACGGATCTGGAAAAGTAGTTAAACCCGGTGCTAACGTTGCACCAAAAAGCTGGTGGCTTGGAACTGGTGTTAAAAAAGCCAAGAAATAATGTCAAAAAAACTACTACAAGAATACTTTGAACTTTGTCCCGATGGGCAATGTGCTTTTGATATCTTAACAGAATCAGAAAGAAAGCGTGTTGCCGATGGAGCAGTTTATCTTGTGGGAGTATGTCAAAAAGCTGGCACAAAAAATGGCAATGGCAGAATTTATAAACAAGAAACTCTGCAAAGAGAAGTAGAGAACTATCAGAAAGCTATTAAAGAAAGAAGATCTCTTGGCGAATTAGATCATCCGGACGATAGCGTTATTAATCTTAAGAATGCTTCTCATCTCATAGCAAAAATGTGGTGGGATGGCGAAAATGTAATGGGAAAGATTGAAGTTTTGGGAACGCCATCTGGCAGAATTCTCAAAGATTTGGTAAAAGCAGGCGTAAAACTTGGCATTTCTTCCCGAGGCTTGGGTACTGTAAAAGAATCTCAAGGCTATACTATGGTTGAAGATGATTTTCAGTTGATTTGTTTCGATATTGTTTCGGAGCCGTCAACTCCTGGTGCATATTTGGCACCAAAAGCTAGCCCTTCTGTCTCAACTCCGCAAATGGATCCCGGCATTGGGCTATATTTGAATGAGGGTAGAGAAAAAACAAATTTGAATAATCTTATTCAAGATATATTAAAGGATTAAAAAAATGAAAGACATGAAAACACTCTTACAAGAATGGAAAAAGTATGAAAAAATTCTTTTGGCAGAAGAGGCCGACCCGGCCGACGTAAATCCTGCTAGATTTCCTAAAGAATTGTCTAAAGTTAGCCCTAAGGCTTCGAAGATAATAACCCGAACCGGAACAAAAGACGGCGATCCTTCCGATGATGTTATTAAAGTTACAGATAATGATCAGATCGCTGCTGTAAAAAACTTAATTCCTTCACAATCAAGTATGAATATTAAAAAGGCCGTAAAATTTGTAATAGGCATGCTTTCTGACAAAGAGGCGGTGAAGGACTTTAATCCCGGAGGCAACTTGGGCGCCTTTATCAGTAAAGGCCCCGGCGGATTGTATATCATGGATGGCCATCATCGCTGGATTGCAACTGGAATGATTAATCCGGAACTAAAAATGGGCGGCTCTTTGGTGCATTTCCCTCCAGAACCACTTGT